TCGTCCGTAGGGGCTTTGATGATTGGGTGCTTTGTAAACTCAATAGTCATTCTTCTTCTTGATTGTCTGAGTCGTCCTCAAACTCCCACTCAATCTCTATATTTTCTTCACTGATCTCTTCTTGCATCTCACGCAACAGCATTCTCCCGGCAGGTAGATGGTTGTAGTCAAAGAAAAGTTCTCCTTGTTCATCCATGACAATGAAGCAATAGTTCTCAAAATGTTCTCCCAGTATCCCACGTATCTGGTCATAGATCGGCTCATAGCTATCATCTCCAATTGACTTATACATCTTCAACCTCAGCCTCTATTACCTTTGCTTGAGCAATCCTGTCTCTAGCTGCTTTGATTGTGGCCTCGTAATCATCTTGGGTAAAGACCTTTTCTTCTCTGGTGATCTGAGAGGCTTCACCACGTGCCGTCATGCTTTGCCTATGGCTGACCTCAAGTATCTTGTTCTTCGCCTGTAGAGCCTTAGAGAGGGCTTCAACAGCCTTCCAGTCTTCTTCCTCCTCTGCCTTACATATACGAGCCATCGTGTCGCTAAGACCCTCTGAGGTGTCCATATAGATGCCACCACTAATCTTACCACCCTCTTCCTTCCAGTCTCCTATGTGGTCACACCAGTCAGACTTCAACCTAGCCACTGTGCTAGTAGAACAACCTGTAAGCTCCAGAATCTTTTTACCACTTGTCCCTACTGCTACAAGCATTAAGACCTCTTGTGCCTTAGCAGGGTTACCCACACTCAACGGCGGTCTACCGCTACCTTTAGGCTCCCACGACTTTACAAAGCTATTGACCGACTCCGAGATGGAGTTCGATAGGTTGGCCAGGGTTTGTGCATTTTCTTCACTCATCCTTGTATACCATCCGTGTCTTTACCCCAGCCTTATCAGACTTAACCTCTATGCCCTTGGGCTTACCAGACCAATTAATCTTAGACCAGTTCTCCTCCAACTTTTTATCATCCCTATTTAATTGCCTGGGTTGGCTTCCTTTTGTAGACATAATCCAAAGCCAATCATACTTACCATAATTTGTCAACCCCCCATAAATGAGCAAATTTGACCACAACCCTGGTCATTTTTGACCACTACATTTTATGGCACTTCTGTAAGTCCTTGATAAAACTCTCATACTGGTCAATTTTGACCATTTATACAAATTGGCATAGTTTATGCTATAATAAGACCCTAGTCAACCATCGGAGCAAGCGTGTAAGCCCAAGTCCTATAGTCCCCCACTATGAGTTGTAAAAATACGGGTAGGCATAAAGGAACGAGATAGTCGTAGGAATACGGGTGTCCCTAATGCTTAGAGGTTGGATAGCCCTGATGATGCCATGCAAGCTAGCCATAAAATATTATCAACGGAGTGTATTGACTTAACTACCTCCACTCCTAGTGATCTCTGATTGCTTCTTTCGTAAACCGTTGATATTAGCCCATGGGGCGAAGCTGTGTCTACGCAACAGAACCTAACGTATATAGAAGCCTCGCAGGAATATATTTTTTTATAGGGCGGTGGATGTATATACATATCTGAGTAGCAGACGTTCGCTGACTCCCCCCACCCGTGCTGAAAAAATGTTCACTAGTATTCAAGTGTTCACTAGTTCGATTAATGCTAGGCAAGTTTGATATTAGAATTACTAATGAAAGAATTACTAATGAAAGTTGCAATTAGAATAAGATTTACTAATGAAAGAATAACTAATAATAAATTAATCTAACATTAGATAAACTAATGAAAGGTTTTTTGAATAAAGGTGCGCTGCGTGACAAATTGCCGGCCAATTTCACGCGTAAGGTTTCTTTTATTCTTAGATCGTGGGATACATTGTGCAGCCTAATTATAGAGCCGGTATTGTGCAGCCCTGTATTGATAAGCTTATCCCATGGCCTTTTATATGGTAGATAAAAAAAGTTAAGATTTATTTAAAAAAGGTGTTGACATGTAGCAATCGCCTCTCGTATTGTGTTTGTATCGCAAGCAAACTGCCAAGCGAAACTAAACTAAACAAAGGAAAAACAAATGAAAAACGCAATAAAAGTAATAGATGCCAAAATTAAAGAGCTATTGAATGCACAAGATGAAATGATTACGGATGACGTAACATTGGCCGTGCTTCAAAACAGTCATCAAATCGAATCGTTTGATTTTGACGCGTTTGAAAAGCTTAGGACTGACGTTGACACTTTATCAAAAGCAAAGCGTTTATTAACTGGCGAATTTGAGCAAGACCAAATCCCCGCTCACCTTTTTCTAAAGAATTTTAATTAATCGCAACCCTTCAAACCCTTGCCCGCCTTCTCAATTGAGTCGTGCGGGTTTTGGGGTAGGCGAATGAATCGCCTGAAACCATAAACTAAACAAAGGAAAACAAATGATCATTCATAAAAAATTGCACAAGCTTACAACGGCCGAGCTAGACAACGAACTTAACGTTTGGATGGAATGCGTCGAGGAACGCTTGCAAGACCAAGAGCGCATCGACGATCTCTTAGAAGAGATCTCGCAACGCGGAGAAGACCTTGAAGAACGCCGCCAAGACGCTTGGCTAAGTGTCCAAAAGTAACCAACAAACAAACAATACAAACCATGAAAATAAACGAGGCAGTTAATATATTAATGGAAGGCGGCAAGGTTCGTCTGCCCGATTGGGATGCAGGCGAATATATACAGATTAAGGAAGGTGAATTTGCCGATGAAAGCGGCTTGCCCTTTTCTTTTTCCCCATGGATGTTTGACTACGAATGGCAAACTTATTCAAAATAAACCTAAAAACCGCAAACTTTAAACCTTGCAATCTATAAAAGACAAAGAGAAAACACAACCGGCACAAATGCCAAAAACTAATAAACCATAAACAAAATACTAAACATGAAAACATTACATATCACAAAAAACGCAATCCTCGACAGCACGAAACGCCTTAAAAATTCTACCAATGGCAACCCGCGCTACTCTTTCAACTTTGACGGCTTAGGAATAAGCGGCACGAATCAAAGCGACGCGGGCTGGATTTACGGAATAACCCCCAGCAATCTTGAGGGCATGCCCGTTACTGTCGAATTTCATCATACTAAGAGCGGGCGCGTTGTGATTGACAGCGTCGAGTTAATCAAAGTGAAGCGCAATGGCAAGCTACTGAGTGAAAGAGAAACTTTAGAGCTTATTAGAAAGCACAATTAGCAAACAGAAACCACACACACAAACCACAAACCACAAAACAAAATGAGAAAAGTAACAAAACAAATCGCAAACGCCTTCGCACAAGGCAACGAAGTAACAATAGGCAACACGGCAACCGCTCACGGTGAGAATGGTATCGCTGTTAAATTACACGGCAACACGATCGCCCTTAAGAATGATAGCGGCCTTTATATGACGTTAGCGGGCTGGAATACTACCACAACGCGCGAGCGTCTCAACGGCATTGCTCAAGTGCTAGGTTTAAAGGCAAGCTTTACACAAAAGAAATTTGAGCCTTACTTCAATGGGAAGCAAGTTGGAATAAACCAATTGTTTAAAGTTGGTTAGCCTAGCAAAGAATCGCCTTGCGCCCTGCGTTCCCTATCCGGGGCGCGGGGTTTCGGGGTAGGCAAAGATGCCTATAAACAAACCAAACGCCTTTAAGGGGCATTCAAACGCCATTAAATGGCACACAAACCAATAAACAAACCATGAAAACGAAACCGTTTTACATTCTTATAAAATACGTCGCAACCCATCCACACAATAAGGGCAAGTCTAACCTTTACAAGATATGGAAAGACTATGACGATACTTGCGCCTATGACAGCCCTATTTATGATGTCTTAGATTGCTTTGATTCATTAAGGGAAGCTAGGCAACACATTAAAACACTATCAAACAAACCATGAAAACGAAAACAATTATATTTGCCCTTGCAATGGGCTTACTATCAAACCTATCCGTCAATGCGTCTGAGATCGTAGCGGCAACGCTTATCTTGGAAGCAGGGGGAGAGTATTCAATCGGCTCTATGGAGGCCGTAAACGAAGTAATACGCAACCGGGCGGCAAAGCGCAATCTTACCACTAGGCAAGTGTGCTTACAGCGAAAGCAATTTAGCTGTTGGAATAGCGGAAGGATTGACCAACTGCTAGCCAAAGCAAAGCGGCATCCGCGTTTTAACGAGGCTATGGCCATTGTAAACGGGGCTTCGACCAATTACACGGGCGGTGCTGATCACTACCATGCTGACTATTGTAATCCATATTGGGCAAGCTCGCTTAAAAAGACTTGCATCATAGGCAAACATATCTTTTATAAGTAATACAAACCATAAACTAACCATAAACAAACCATAAACAAACCATGAAAATTACATTCAAAAACTTTGAGCCTACAGAATTACTACCAGCAGAGCAAGTGCCTTGGCCGCATCCAGATTACACAGACTTAAACGACTGGTTATTTGAGCAAGCTAATGAAGTCTTTGAGGCCACGCGCTATCTCGCCGTAAGTCAATACGACCTTGCCCTTGCCCTATGGCATCGCGCTGGACGGCCTACAGATGGATTTGAGTGTGCCCTTTGGACAAAAGAAGAGGCACTAGGTTAAACTATTAATATGAAACTAACAGACAATCAAATCTTTGCAATCTGCACGGTTGCTAGCATTATAACGGCAATCCTTTGCGCTTGCTATGCCTTGCACAAGCTTCAGCTCTAACCATAAACAAACCATGAAAAACTACATAAACGACAAAATTACAAAATTACCCGCAACTGCTTTCAACGTGACACTTAAGAAGCTGCAAGACTTACAGAAAAGCGCACGTATAACGCTCGCAAGGGCGCAACGCGCAGAGGCCGCCTGTGACTATTCTACGCCATCCCTTGAGGCTTTAGAGGCTTTAGAAGGGGAAGCATCGCAAGCCTTTACGGCTTATAACAAAGCCTATCACGGCAAACCATAAACAAACCATGAATATTGAATATATAATCTTCGGAATAATAGACAACCTAGTAATGATCATAGGGGCTATGACTGGCATAGAGGTAGAGAGCTACCTTCCTAAAGCCTTCCAGAAGGGGCTGGGCGTGGTCGTAGGGGCTGGGCTAGGTAATGCCACTAGTGACTGGCTAGGGGGCGCAGTAGCGGGCAACCTAGGCATGGCAAACGGCACGGCCTTAGGTTGCATCATAGGGCTTGCCTTCATCCCGGCTATTTTACTAATCAAAAACCTGCGCAAAGCGAAGGCATCCACTAACTAACCATAAACAAACCATAAACAAACCATGAAAACGAAAACAGAATACACTATTATTATAAACGGAAATAAATCTGGTCAAGTCATGTTAAATGACGGAGAGTTGCTTACATTAAAAGACTTAGGATTTAAGCCGTTCAGCGAGTTTCAACCCAAAGTTTTATTCCTCAATAAATAACGCAACAAACCATGAACAAAACACAAACAGAATCGAAAATTACCTTAGCCTTGCAATGGTTTAAGGAAAACGACATACAAGCATACCAAGATGACGGCAGCATTTATGTTTCAGCAGGTAGGGATGCAGACGTTCAACTTTCAACTTCCGAAGTTGACTATAGGGCAGAGCTTCAACAAACAGTAATCACACTATGTATAAAATAATAATAAGCTACATAATCGCTTCAGCCCTTGCGCTGGGCTTGCTAAATCATGCCGTAAACAAAGCACAAGACAACATAGAGACGCTTGCGGAAGTGCTAACGCATCATGCTGACGCTATAGACAGCCACACGGATGCCTTGTTTCAAATCATCGAAGAATTAACCGTGCCCTATATGTAAAAGCTATGGAAGACATCACAAACAAACTAGAACACGCCAAGATTTTGATCAATCAAATGATTGGCTCCCATCAAGGAACCCCGGAATCGGCAACAAGATACGCCATCGATCAACTAGGCTTGCCGCAGGACGTTGCAAGCTCACTAATCCAATACGCAAACCAAGTAAACAAATGAGAGCATTAGATACAGCAGGAACACAAAGTAAAATCTCTAGTTGCATGGGCTTTATGGCCTCTGGAGCAGCACGAGACGCATACCGTAGGCTTTTAACCGCAAGCACGGTAGGAGAGAGCAAGGGAGAGCAACGCAAGTCTCCTTTTAGTAGAACAACAAAAGAAGGAACAAAGAAGTAATGAATGATGAAAGCATGATAGCAAGCGCAGTCCGATACATGGAAAGCATTAAAGACAAAGTGCCGCCAGCAGGTGAGGATGACATCATAGTAAAGCCCGGAACAACTCACATGAGAACGCTAGGCATTGATCCGCACGAGGCAGTCAAGGCCGTGGATAAGCTCAGAGCAACGGGGCTAATGGTCAAGGATGCTTGCGAGCGAGTCGGCATGACTAGGTCACAATACTACAAAACCAAGAAAGGAACAACAAACAGAAAATGAAAACAATACAACAATACCGCAAAGACCATCCGCAACTGTCGGAGGAACAGATACACTCGGCCTATCATATAACAGAGATTGACGCGCCAGAGTTTGCCGTGAGTGGCTTTACACTCATTGCCCCAGGTCGGTGTCTCGCCATCCATGAAAACGGCAATATAGCCCCTTTACGGCTCAAGGAGAGCTACTGAGAGGGGGAAGTAAGCAGCTGTGATATAATACCGCTTGACAAGTTGCCAAAACTTGTTTACTAAATTTAATCATAGCAGAAACGCTATCCCGTCATGCGGACGGAGCACAGTTTAATTTCCCCGCTTGTTCTCAAGCAACTTTAAACCACGATCCTACCGCATGTATGGGTCGTGGTTTTTTGTTGTTACAGTCTAGCGGAGCGAGCGGCCTCACAGGTTAGCCCAAGTCTGCACAACGGAACCCGGAGCGTAGCTCCTAGGTTCTAGTGGTTGCTAGGTTTGAAATAGATACCGACCTAGCGTAACAGGTGGCTCCTAACGGAGCGTGAACATCGTCCCGTAGCTTATACAGCACTTACCACAGCCAAGCGGGGCGACATGAAAGAGCGTCAGACTCATACGATTTGAGACAAGACAGCAGGACGTGGTTCATTCGTAATGGGTGAACCATGTCCAAACGCCAAGAGCTACACCGATTTGATTGAGACGAAGTTGAGGCATCAGAGGAACCAAAGTTTTTTTTAAAAACAACAAAGATTTTACTTGACCATACATAAATAACCCTATGGATTGACCATAGTTCTTTCAAATTTTCATTGTGCCCCATTAGTTTAACGGGTAAAACACCAGCGCAAATCGATATAAGCCGACTAGTAGGCCACTAGTTGGGATCGATGAGCTTAATGTTGGAGATGCGGGTTCAAATCCCGTATGGGACTGCTCTTTCTGTAGATGCGAAAGCATTGAACAACGAGGCGACAGAACGCGCCTACAACCTTCGGGAGAGAGAAAGAGGTAAGCACAATAATGAAAACAACTAACTCACCATACATAAACCAATACATAAATACATATGAGAACATCAGATAAAATAAAAAACATAATCAACGATCAAATTAGTGAAGACATAAGCTCCGCATTCGAAAATAAGAATATCAACAGCTTAGACTACGGTGAGTTACTCGACATACTGGTAGAGGTCAGTAAGTTGGAGGCAATGAATCAACCCTCCTCCTAAATCAAATAACCCAAACGTAAACATGAACTTAAAAACAGAAACCAAAACGATAAGTAAATTGATAAATGGATGTTGCTTTGAAGTAATGAACACTATGCCAGACAATTCATTTGATGTTGTCTTTACTTCTCCACCATACAACAGAAAGCGAAACGACAAATACAACAACCACACCGACATCGTAGATGACTACTACCAGTTTCTTCACGACTCAGTTTCAGATTGCTTGAGGGTATGCAAGGGCAATGTGTTTTACAACATACAGAAAAACTCATACAACAGGAAGGATGTCCATCGGCTGATGGGTGCGTTTGCACCTGAACTAATTGAGGTTATCATATGGCACAAGTCTAACCCAATGCCTAACCCTCACGTAATCAATGCTTATGAATACATTTTGGTGTTGTCATCAGAAAACAAGTCTTTAAAAGCAAACAAAACCTACACTAAAAACCATTTCACTACACCCGTTTATTCGGCCAATCCTTACAAGCATATACATAGGGCTGTTATGCACCCAGAGGTTTGCAGTCATGTGTTACTCAACTTTGCCAAAGAAGGCGACTCCGTTCTTGACCCATTCATGGGTATGGGCACTACTGGTGCGGTATGCTCATCAATGGGCATGAACTTTACTGGCATAGAGAAGAGCCTTGAATACTACCAAGAGGCATCAAAGAGAATCAACGAAGAAACTCAACTGACCTTTTAACCGTAACCAAAACAAAACTATGAACCTAAAAACAAGCACCAAAACCGCCCTCATTGATCTTGAACTGATCTCTTACTCCCATGCAGCTAAGGCTGAGTCAACTGGCACAGGTTTAAAAAGCCTTGTCGAGATGGTAGAGTTTACTATACAAAGTGTAGTCTCTGCTTGCCGCGCACAAGAGCATTACCTCGTGGTGTCTGGACGTGACAACTTTCGCAAGGTGCTGTATCCAGACTACAAAGCAGGTAGACGGGAGAAGCCACCTCTCTACGTTCCGTTGATGGACAAGCTTGAGGAAGCGAATGCCTCCCGGTGGTGCAAGCACGACCAGTTAGAAGCGGATGATTTACTTGGTATCATGCTGACGAACGGAAGGGTTAAAAACCCAATCCTTTGTAGCATAGATAAAGACTTACTTGGTGTTCCAGGTTGGCACTACAATTGGAACAAGGATGACTGGCCTCGTGGTGTTACACAAGAGGAAGCAGACTTTCATTGGTTGGTTCAACTTCTCATGGGAGATTCAACCGACAACATTGAGGGGATGAAGGGGATTGGCATTGCCAAGGCTCAGAAGTTAGCCTCTGCCTATTGTGAAAAGATGGGAACACCACTCGCACCTATCCCTGCTGCACAAAAAATTTACGAAGCGGAAGGTTTTACGCTTGACGCATATATAAAGTGTCTCATGCTCATCTCTATCTGGAGGTCACCAATGCCACCAGAGCTTTTAGAAAACGAACTTATCTTGGAGGTGACAAAGACCATCCCAAGCCTATAAACCAAACATGAAAAACAGAAACATAGAACACAAGGATAATTGGGCTACGCCAAAGAGCCTATACGACGAGTTAGACGCAGAGTTTCACTTCGACTTTGACCCTTGTCCCCTTTGTTGCGGTTCGATACCCCCAGAGAATGATGGACTGTTGATAGAGTGGGGCGAGCGCAACTTCGTCAACCCACCATACAGCCTCAAGCTTAAAGAGGCATTCGTCAAGCTTGCTGTTAAGTATCAAGGCATGGGAAAAATGTCCGTGATGCTTCTTCCAGTTAGCACTTCTACCGTCTTGTTTCACGACTGGATACAGCCAAACGCAACAGAAATTCGATTCTTGCGCGGTCGGGTGAAATTTGAGGGAGTGAATACTTTCGGAGATAGGGTCACTAACAAGGCGGGTATGCACGACTCTATGATTGTTGTTTTCAGATAACATCAAACCAAACCAAACATAAACATGAGATCAGAAAAACAAAAAGCCAGCACAACATACTACAAGACTTCATATAAGAAGTTTGAAGACCTAACATTTGATGAGAAAGTTAGACGCAAGGAAATGTTGGATAGGCCAGTTGACCCAGAGGTTGCCAGAGCATACAATTTTCTTAGCCGTCAGAAAAAGAAAAGAGAGAAGGTTAAGAACAAAGCCGTTGCCGCCATCATGCAAATGCGTGGCATTTAATAATAAACCATAAACCAAACATGAAAATGAAACAAGACATACACAGAACACCAAAGCACGAACGCACACAACTGGAGCAAGACTTCAGAGACAAAGCTGCAAACAGCTTACGCACCTCTCGTAATTGTGAGTATCCCTCCTCCGAATCTTTATACTACGGTCAGTATATAGGAAACAAATACGCGGCAGTTAGCGTTCGCACCGCCCACCGCTATGGTTTCATGCACAACATGGTATCAGAGCTTAACCCTTCACTATAAACAAACCATAAACTAAACATAACATGATTATTAAAACAGCAACCTACCCTTACGGCCCAGCCAAACACATGGATGCGGACACACTTGTCCAACGCCTACAAGTTGTCTCAGGATACCAACGCTTCGTAGATGACTACGTTGGCGCACTATGTGACGGAGACGAATACTGGATTTCAGATCGCGTCTCTGAGAAACCCAAGAAGCGAACCGGGGATCAAATCCTTACGTGGCTAGAAGAGAGTGGCATTGACCCAGAGTTTCAGTATGACGTAGACATGCGCCCAGAGTCTGTCATCCTATACAGCAAGCAAGGCCAATCTTTGGTGACCTATCCTTACGGAACTGGTTGCCTACGTGAGGCTTGTGAGTTCGTGATGGATCAAGAGGAACGCGAAGACATCTAGTATGCCTAAATCTAAAAACACGCACCCGCACTCACTAGAGTCGGAGACCGTTGTTCTTGCGTCCTGTCTTCTGTCTGAAGATGGTTCCGTTTACGACGAGGTGTCGCAGGTTATTCAACCTTCTGACTTCTATGTAACTCGCAACTCTATAATCTTCTCTACCATGGGGAAGATTGTGGGGAAGGGGTTGGAGTTATCCGACATCACACTACTGGAACAGCTACGCTCCGATGGCAACGAGGATGAGGTTGGTGGTATCAGCACCATCTATACAATCCAAGAAGCCTGTGAGACAGCAACTCACTCCAAGTATTCATCCAACATAGTCAAGGAGAAGTCTAAGCTTCGCCAGACCATTCGTCATTGCCGCCTCGCCATCGAGGAAGCAGAGGAAGGGGAGGAAGAGGCAGACTCTGTTACCTCTAGGCTAGAAGCCTCGTTGCAGTCCCTACAGGACGTTGATGATGGTAAGGGGGACGGGAGTATAAGAACTGCTGCCGAAGCCCTCAGGGAGGACTACAAGGCTATGGTGAATGGAACCTATGTGGTGTCTGCCATGCCCACTCGCATTGCCCAGGTGGATGAGAAACTTAGTTGTGGTGGTGTAGCCAAGGGAGAGGTGATGGTGATTGCCGCACCTACGTCCTGTGGTAAGACCGCCCTTGCTCTGAACATTGTCTTGCAGAACGCAGTTACGCACAACATACCCGGCCTCTACTTCTCATTTGAGATGCAAGCTAAGTCTCTGGCTAACCGTATGATTCAAACCTGTGCCGCCACACCACTCAACCGCTTGCATGATGGGATGATGAAACCAGAATACCAGAAGCGTGTATGGGAAGCAACCGACAAGATGGCAGAGGCTCCCATCTTCACCAACCACTACGTCAAGAGTGTGGATGAGTTACGCGCCAAGGCTCGTATGTATAAGCGCAAGCACAAGATTGAGTGGATTGTCATAGACTACCTTCAGCTTGTGCCTTGGGATCGCAACATGAAAAAGAACGACGGCATTGCTGAGGTATCACACCAAGTGAAACTGATGGCTATGGAGTTGGACGTTCCTGTCTTCCTGCTAGCACAAGTTAATCGTGAGGGAGCCAAGCGTGAGTCTGGTCTTACCTTGTATGACCTAAAGGATTCTGGGGACATTGAAAATGACTCCGACATCATCTTACTTCTATGGCCTGATGGCAAGGATGTGGATGAGGCTAGGCGAGTAGACGCAGAGCATGGGGCTTACGTTTCATTGAAGTATAACATAGCCAAGCAGCGTGAAGGTGCGCGTGATTTGAAAGGTAAGTTCATCTTTAAGAACCACATAGGAAGGTTTCATTGATGCCATGTTACAGGATTACATACACCCGTCGAGACATGCCCTCACCCTGTAGTGCTAT